ATATATAATGTATTGTCTAGTTTCAGTGTTAAAAATAGTTGGATGATTATAATTATAGGTAGGAAATTCAGCATTTTCTAGTCTAAAAATAATGTCTCCACTTCGTGTGTCTATAACTACTAAGTTTCCAATACTATTTTGATATTCATTACAAAACAATAGATGTGGTGCTTCATTTTTAAAAGGAATACAACAATTTCCTAAAGAATTTAGGTTAACTTGTATAGGTTGGAGTTCAACTGAAAGAAGTTCTGTCATAGTATAGAAAATACTTCTCTTAGAAAAAGTATTTCAAGTTTCAATTTTATTTAAGGAGACGAGTATCGTATATTTATATATTATGGTGCCAGCAAGAGAACAAGAAATTTATGGATGGATAGGAAATGGTATTTTCTTTGCGGCACAATTGTCCCAGATAATTTACACATTTAGAGTTAAAAGTGCTGAAGACCTTTCATACACACTATTTTTTTTCTGGTTAATAGGAGAAACTATGTATACCACATTTGGTTGGATAGATAATTCACCTAGTATGTTTATAGGGAATGGAGCATCTCTAGTTCTTAGTATAGTTCAATTAGGACAAAAAGTCCATTATAAAAGACTAAAAACAAGAAATGAGATATCTAGAATGAATAGTTTAGAAGACTCCGCATTAATTAATTCAGTTTAAGAAAATTAAAATATTTATTATATTTATAATAATGAGTTCAAATAGATTAATATATGACCAATGCGAATACAGCACTCGCGTCGAAGAAAGCACTGGCACCTTAGCTTACATGCTCAACCCACTTGCCCACGAAAACAGTAATAAATGCCGTTTTGAATTAGGATTAGTAGGAGGAAACAATGTCAGTTTAACCAAAGGAAACGTTATTGATGTAGAATCAGACTTAAAGGGTGTAACTCGTAAAGCATCACTCTGTCCTAGCAGAAAATACAAAAACGCTTGTTCTACAAGCGACGTAAAAGATTGCCAACCAGATAACATTGTAATTGATGGTCCAGGTTGCGACACACCTAGAGAAGTAGATACTTCATTAGTTCATTTACCAAGTTGTAATATGTTCCGTTACAAACCAACACCTCTTCCAAGAGAATTAGATTTCCCTGATTGCCCTAAACGTCAGGTGCCAAGATGTACCCCAGAAAACTAATTATTATCAAATTTTTTTATAATTCAACTCTAAATAATTTTTTATCTACTATAATTTTAATAATATGGTTAAATCTAGTAAATTGAGACCTAACTTAAAAATGAATAGGAATAAGAGTAGGAATAAGACTAGGACTAGGAATAAGACTAGGATTAGGAATAAAAGACTTAACAGAAAATCCCGTCAAAAGGGTGGAAACCCTATTATGATTAAAAAATTATGTAGCTCTTCAAAAAGAGGAGGAAGCATAAAAGAAAAGGATAGTGTATCAGCTGCTTATATTGAAGAATTGTGTAATAATCAAACACAAGAAGGAGGTTCCAGTGGTGGAATGTTTTCAGGGATAATGTCCAAGATGTTTAGCGCGGCTACATTACCAATAACTTTAGCAACTGGCACTTTTAAGAAGGTATCAGGTGTGGATTTAGGAGAACTGGTAAAGAATAATGTAAGCCGCGCACTAAATAAAACTGAACTAGCAGGAACGGGTTCAAATGTAACATCTTCATTAGCGAAAGAGTCAAGTGATAGAGACACTGACACTGAATTAAAAACTTTTTTATCAAAACGCAATATGTAATTTAATAAGAATGTGTTTTTTTTTTCTATTACCTATTTATACAATGAGTTTTAATAGATTAAATTATGATACATGCTCATACAAGCAAGTTTTAGAAGAGTCAATTGGGCCAGGGGAATATAAATTAGCCACTCCTCACGTAGCATGCGACCCATGTTTCAACAAAGACCCAAGATTCCGCCTTCAACAGAATGGCGTCTCATTAAATACAAGAATGAATATGATAGATACTGATTCTGAACTTTTAAACATTACTAGAGATGCTAGCAGTTGTAGTAAAAAGAAATTCAACCCTGAATTCAATAAAGCTGGACATATCCAGAATTCAAGCGATATGCTCCATTTAACAGAATGTAAAAATTTAACTACTGAAGATACTCGTCTCAGTAATCCACCAGCAACATTAAGAGGAACAGGATGGAATAGATGGGAGTGGTTATGCCAAGACCCACAGGAACGTGTATTAGTTCCATTTGACTATGAAGTTAGCACACGTAATACAGTTCGCGATAATCATCGCCCACTTATTCCTACACCAAAGGACCAGAGCGACAGTCTTCCAACTCCTAGTAACGAACCTATTAGAAATGAAATTGCTCGTGTTCAAGGAGTCCCAACTGGTCCTCCAAGTGTTCAGTGGAGATCATTAGATGAAATTAGACGTTATTAAACAGTATAGTCATTAATACTAATAATACTATAATAATTACTTGAGGAACTAAATAATTCATTAAGTTATCTTTTTCTCTTAATTTTATTAATTGTGTATCTATTAATAATAAAAGTAATATACTCCATATTATTGGAAAACTCATATTTTTATATATTTTTAAGTCTTTTACGAACAATAATGGAATTAAATAACTTAGTGTAACCAATATCTTTGTTATTATAAGACCCATGCCTGCCTTTAAAGGGTTATTGCTATTATCATTAGTATCTCTAGCTTTTTTAGAAAACCATAGACTATGACCCTCCGATAATCCATCACTTAATCCAAGAGAAACAATAGCAACAATTATTACACGAAAACTAGAAGTTACTTGTGATAACCCTCCTAATACTCCCATAGTAGTTAAAACACCACTATTTACACCATAAAACAAACCTTGTCTTGTATCGCGGTCTAACATTTTATTATTTTTAATATAAACTGATAAAAAAGTTATTAAAATTGAAAATATAAAGTAATGTCTAGTTATTACTAGAAGTGATGACCGATTTAGTGTATTTTACACCAGAGTTAATATATGACCCAAAAAGAAAATCCTTCTTTACAGATGAAGAAAAGTCTATTAATCATAGAAATTGGCTGACAAATTTTGAAAACTATGGATATTCACCATTAGATGAAGTTTGGAAACCGCGTTTGGAGAAGAATTATAGTAAGATTGGTATTATTGAATGTGGCAGTGAAGGTGACTGTTTGTTTTACGCTATTGCCGAAGCACTTAATTTTGAAAATATGAAATCAAGGTCTAATGAAGATATTCACACAGTTGATTCACTAAGAGAATTGGCCTCATCATGTATAACACCAGACAATTTTCCTCTTATAATTGAGAGTTATCGTTTAGAAGCAGAAAGTTTCGATTTTAATGGTGATTGGGATCCAAATGATATTGAAACACCAGAAGACCTTAGAACTGAACTTGTTATACCAGGAAATAATTATTGGGGAGATATAATAGTGCTTCAGTTACTTCAAGAGGCACTAGGTATTAACTTCATAATTTTTAGGAGCGATGCTCCACTGTTGTATCCTACTGCTACTGAAAATACTAATTACGAAAAAAGTATTATACTTTACTACGAAAATAACATTCACTTTAAACTATTAGGAGTATTTCAAAGTAATAATCTTTTCACAGTTCAGAAAACGAATAAGCTGCCTAATTTTATTAAAAACATAATAGTTGAAGATACAAGGAATTATTAATAGTCTAAACTCAATATATTTGTATGTACATGGTCTAATGGTTTCAGGGTGAATTCAGGTTGAGATTCGTCTTCACTTTCACTATCAGAGAAGTAATCGTCGTGAATAGGACCATGTGGTAATTTGATTCTAGGTGGAAAATTAGTATTATCAGGAACATTTGCTACAAACATTTTTTTATTATTTAGAATGTATTTCAGCATTAACCAACTTTTATGACCTAATGTTTTATATATGTTATTTTGAATACTGGCACTTCCTATAAATGTGAAGTTTCCTTCGCCAATATATGTCCAAAGAAATCTATTTTGGATGCTAATTGAGCCTTCGTATATAAATTCTAATTGTATACATTTTTTACTATAGTTGTAATACCGAAATACTATAAAATGGCGACTAAATTCGTCACATCCTCTCATAATTGGCGAAGACATTTTGCTTTTTATTTTTTCCCAGGGGTCATGGCGTCCCCCTATATAATTTCTATCCATAGTATACAAGCGATTAATTAAATACCACTTAGCTCCATATAGCACTGGTAAATTCAGCATTTCCTCTAGTCCTCCAAATGCTTCAATCATTGTATCAGGATATATGTTTTTATAGACAGCATTTGTTAATTTTTGTATATATTTCCACTCATCAATGTATTTTTCATTTTTATGTTTGACATACATTATACTGTAATGTTGTCGTATTTTCCTAACAATACTAGTATCTCTAAAATACATTTGAAATTTCCTTGAAACTTCACGATAAGTAATAAAATGTTTAAAGTCTAAATTATCATATGGGATTAAATATGGTATAATAATGTTACTCACAAATATTTCGTGAGGAATAGAATAGATAGAAATATTAGTCATACTTATTAATTACTCCGTGTTATTTCTTAAACTGTCTATATAAATGTTATTCAATGCTTCATTTAAAAAGTTGAAAATCCGCAATGAGACGTTTGGATTGCTAAATTTATACTGGAAAAACTTAGGTTTTAAATTAGGATATCTTACATCAAAAACAATGCTATAGTTTAACAATTTGATGCTGAATATCTTGAAAAATGATATTGTGGTGATATTAATACCATCACTAGAAAAATTAATTGTGCGGTTATCCATTCTTAGTCTAAAGAAACCTTTTTTATAACCTAAAGATGGAAAAACGCGGTTTGTTATGTGCCTACAAGGTAAAACTTGGAAGACATAATCTCTACAAATAGGGCAAGTGGCGTTGGATTGAAGCCACTGATGAATACAACCATAATGATATTGATGACGACAGCTCTTTAGTGTAAAAACGCTATTATTACTATCTGTATCATTATTATCTGTAATCAAAGGATCTAAGCAAATACTACATTCCATAATGGATATATTTAAGCAAGAAATTAAATTAATAAGAAAATTAAAAGAAAATAATTGGAAATTAATAAGAAATTAATTGCTATATGCTAATCCAGCCATTCCACTCATAATTCGAAGAACATTGTAATTTAATCCATAAACGAATACTTCAGCACCACTAGCACCTGTTGTAGAATTACTTGTTAAAGTTAAATCTAGTTCTGTATTGTCTAATCTAGAGAAGTTACATGTTCCACTAGGTTGGTAATCTTCTGGTTTTATAGCAAAACTATATACGTTTATTCCTACAGCTGGAGCGCCAGTGTGATGTTGGTATGGTTGAACAGTATTAAAGTAGAAACCATCTCTTTGATTAAAACGGTCATTACCATTTAATATGAGTTTTGCTATTGATACAGGGTTTTTACCTCCATCTACCAATTTTAATCCATTTCCTGTAGCACTAACTAAACCTACTGAATTTTCATCCTCTGGTTGTGCTAAATTAGGACCGAATAATTGTTCTAGTGTTCTATCATCATACAGATTAGTCCCACCTGTTTTTGTGTAACCCTGAACATCACCATATCCTACATTACTATTAGTAGCAGTGGCAGCACTATAGGTATCCCAAGAGTTACTACTAGAAGTTAAAGTTCCTGTAGATTTTACTGTAGGAATACCCCAAAGTAAATCACTATTGTGTTTACCACCTCTTAAACCAGGTCCATAGTAACTACTTGGTGTGCCTGTAAATCCACTGTAATCCCAAGCATCTGAGTAGTTGAAGTATTGGCGGCCACCGCGTGGCTGACTGTAATTTTTATTGCGATGAATCTTTGGTTGAACAGTCCAAACTATTTCTTTAACTGGATGATTAAATTTGAATTTAATATTGCTTTGTGTAGTTCCAGTTGAAACAGTCGCCTGTTTTCTTTGAACTTGTTCTATAAGATATTCGTGTTGAACTTGAGAGAATCTGCGTCTTTCTGCTGAATCCAGGAAAATATAATCAGTGTACAAGAATACATTACCCAATTCAGGTTTTGTTGAAAAAACATCCTGACCTATAGAGTTATTGTAACTATTTGTAGTTGAATTGTCTTGTTTAGTAGCCCAGATACAGTCATCCAATCCTCTAAATTTAACACTCATCTTTACATCGTGATGTTGAAGTGATATAATTGGTAGTGCTAATCCAGGATGTCTATTAAACCAAAACTGAAGTGGTATATAAAGTGTATATTCATCAGTTTTTTTACTACTAGCACTAAAATTACAACTCTGTATCTGTGTTAATTTAGGGACATTTCCCACCATTTCAGCATAGGCAGAACCTTTCTCAGAGGTTTGTGTTAATTCATTCCATACGTGGAGCCAGTCACCATAGTGTATGTCTATCTGCTGACCACCAATAGTTAATTCTACGTGTTCGATTAGAATGTGTCCTAACCAATTTAACCAACGGAATGCTATATATTCACCGCTTTCGCCTGATGTACCTACAATCAAATCTACGGCAGGAATTGTTATCTGAAGATATTGCTTATGGATTAAATCACCACTTCTATCAATGACTGTAGAGATTTCATTTCCAAAATTTGTAGTTCCATTAAATATATTTTTGATTGATTCGATAGCAAAGTTAGTGTGTCTTCTATAAACGCTCTTAAAGAACGTAATTTGTGGATTTCCAGTTAAGTACATGTCCTGGGAACCATATGCGACTAATTGTATAAGACCTCCTCCCATTTGTAATATATATTATAAAATAATATAATATTCTTTAAGTTATATACTTAAAGATTTTTTTAATTTAATTTTTATTACTTGACTTAAGTATGTCGTTCAAAACGAAAAATAAGAAAAAACTAGTTGTTGATACTAGAGTCACCCTACAAGCTAAGCATGAGTTAAAAGTGTCTTATTTTAATGAAAAGAGAGAAACTAAAAATACCCTGAATAGAGATTTGGAAATTCTAGAAAATAGATTAAGAGAATATACTCCTGAAAAAACTAACGATTTTAATATAGATAAGAAAATGGAGTTGATAGACGAAATAAATGATTTAAAAAAAAGTATAAGTGAAATAGAAAGTAACCGTGAAGAAATAGATTACTTACTAGATACTGGGAATATACTGTTTAATTATGCCGATAATGGCAATAAAAAAAATACTCCAAAAATGAAAAAGAAAAAATCGAATGAAGGAGATTTGAGGAAAGTTATTGCTAAAAAATCAGTAATGGAGTATTTTTCACGATATAAAGAAAAAACATCAAAACCGGAGGAATCAGTAAAAGAACCTGAAACAAAGTATAAAAGTAAAGCAAAAATGTATGAAGATTACCTATTATTGACCGATGAAAATTTCGAAAATTTAAATATTGAAAAAAACCAAACAATTGACATTTGTCAGAAATGTGGAGTTGAAAAGACTTTGTATATGAGTGAAGGTAAAATGATTTGTAATAAATGTGGTGATGAATCTTTTATATTAATAGACTCAGATAAACCTAGTTACAAAGAACCTCCTAGAGAAATAAGTTATTTTGCGTATAAGCGTATAAACCATTTTAATGAATGGTTAGCACAGTTTCAAGCAAAAGAATCTACTGATATTCCCCAAGAAGTATATAACCAAATTATTTCAGAGTTGAAAAAAGAAAGAATAGAGGATATGAAGAGTCTAACACCACCAAAACTTAGAGAAATATTAAAGAAATTAAAGAAGAATAAATACTATGAACATGTTCCTCATATAATAAATAGACTAAACGGGGAACCACCACCAACTATTTCTAGAGAAACAGAGGAAGAATTACGAAGAATGTTCAAAGAAATCCAGATTCCGTTTCATAAATTTTGTCCAAAGAGTAGAAAAAACTTTTTAAGTTACAGTTATGTTCTTCATAAGTTTGTTCAATTACTTGAATTAGATGAATTCATTGAATGTTTCATTCTATTAAAGAGTCGCGAAAAATTACATCAACAAGATCAGATTTGGAAAGATATATGTAATTATTTGAAATGGGAATTTATTCCTAGTGTTTAATTATTTTATTTTTTTTATTAGAATAAATAAAATGGATTTTAGTCAAATCATAAATATACAAAAAAATGAAAACAATAAATGTGTAGTTTTTAGCATTTTTGCTGGATATTTTACAAAAAGAAAGAATTGTGATTATGATGATTTTATTGAATATATTGACAAGGCTATGAATACTTGTGTTACCACTTCTGAGAAATTATATAATACTAGAGAGATTGTGTTATATGTTGATTTGAAAAAGACATACATAAAAAATATGGATACAGGAATGTTTAAAAAATTAATTCCTTTTTTTGAAGATAAATATCCAGATTGTATAAATAAGATAGTAATAACAAACATTCCCGGATTTTTCAAGATTTGTTACAATATTGTGAAAGTATTTATTCACAAAGATACTAGAAAAAAGATATTTTTTGAGAAAAAGATTAAACAAGGTGATGATACTAGTGTTACATTCTCTAATAACTTAGAAGATTTAGAATTATTATAATTATCTACTTTGTTTTTATATAAATTGTTGGAGAAATCATGTCTAACACAGCAAATACTGTAGAAGCTACTATTCCTATATAAAATGCTTCCATTTGAGAAACGTTCGCTTTTATTATCATTTTAGCACTAAAAGCTACAAGTAGAGTTAAAATAGAATACTTTACTAGGCGTCTTAAAACTTCACGATGATTAACACGCATTTATAATATAATTAGAAATTAAATCACTTAAAGCATTTTTTTATATATTTAAATATCCACAATATAAATGACCAGTAAAAACACAATCCCAACAGCAGAAGAAGATTACCTTGAGGTAGATGATAGAATTGGAGGACAAAACTATGTTTGTATTTCATTCGTATCACCCGAAGACGTCTTAAAACAGAAAGAGTTTTATCTTTTCCATCGTTTTATGACACAGGTTTGTGGTGAGGTAGAATTTGCCTTAGACCAGAAATTAAAACCACCTGAAGGTTCTACAGAAGAAGCAAAAGCTGAATATGCTGGTATTAATACTAAATTTGTAGAAGCTACTAAAACTGAGTTAAGAAACTTCATTCGAGAAACCTATGATGGATTCAAAGGAAAATATGAAGATTTTAAATACAAACACGGTGAAAAATTAGATGAGGAATACAACAAAGAGTGTGACTTCAAAACAAATGTTCGTGGTGTTAAAGTAAGAGGTGTTTTCGATACATATGGTGAGGCAGAAAGAAGAGCTAAAAGACTTCAGGCAAAAGACCGAAGTTTCCACGTATTCGTAGGACAGATGGGATATTGGTTACCATGGGACCCTTGCGCTGATAAGGTAGCAAATGAAGAATACCTAGAAGAAGAGTTGAACACTCTAATGAAAGAGTATAAGTCGAACGAAGTCCGTAAAGACCTCTTCTATGAAGAACAAAAACGCGAAAAACAACAGGATGCTCTAAGGGAAAAAATGGCTGCTGATGAAGCTAAGAAAAAAGCCGAAACAGAAGTGTCACTCGATAATGCCGAACAGGTTTCACAAACAGTAGATTCATTAGAAACAGAAGACCCATGGATGAAGTCTAAATTTGTTGAAGCTCCAGCAAATACCGAAACCGCCGAGACTGAAGCTGCCGAAGCTGCCACTGAAACAGCTGTTAAAGAAATCTAAGTATATTTAAATGAAGACTATCGCAATTTTTTTCTTTGTAATTTTATTAGTTTATTCAATAGTAAATTATAAATTCTATGATTTTAACAAAAGAGAAACTATTTATTCAGTAGAATATCGTCCTATTCCTTACTCGGCACACGATATGTTAAATGAAAACAACATAAATTCGCAGGTGAATACATTCAGTAGCACAGCGTACGCAGATTTATATACTCCAGAATCTGTGCCTGAATAATTAAAATATATAATCCATAAAAAAATGTAGGAATTATAATAATGAAAGCATTAACACTATTTCTTTTTATATTAGGAGTAACCATGCTAACAATAGGTTATATGGATATTTATTTGAAATCACAGAAAGCAGACCGACAAATTGAATACAGATTTGTACCAAGAGACGTATTCACTGAAATTTCAAGCACACAGCCTTTATATAATGACCTTTTCTCCGGCGAAGACCCAATTAGAGCACGGGGAAATTTAACCAGTAATTTAGTTTAATTTCTAGGATTATTATATATTAATGCCAAGTTTTAATTTTAATAAATTTATTGGATATGGAAAAAAAAATAGTTTTAATAAATTACAAGAGGAATATAATTTAGTCACTGAATCTTTGAAAAAACCTATTTCTCCAAGAACTAAAAGACGTCTTACTGCTAAAGAACATGAGTTAGCAGAGAAACTTAATAAAAAATTTGAATCAATGTTATTAAAACTGGATATAATGAGTCGTTTTCCATCTCCTAAGACTCAAAAGAGAATTATTAGTGATTATCAACACAAAAAAAGAAAAGAAGAAATATTAAGTAAATTTCCTTCTTCTGAAACTCAAAAGAAAATTATTCAAAAATATTACCAACAAAAATTAAATGAGGAAATATTAAGTCGTTTCCCATCCCCAGAAACTCAAAAACAAAAAATAGATATTTTTCTTAAAGAACAAGAGGCTAAACAACGTAAAGCACTAGAAGCATTAAGAAATGCTAATTCATTAACAGCAAAATCATTAGCAGAGTTTGGTAAAGTATTAGCACCTAGTTCAGTTAGAAAAACTTTAAAAAAAAAAAAATCAAGCAAGGGTGGAGCATTACGTAAGAAGTCACGTAAAGTAAGAAAATCTCGAAAAAACTAAAATCCTTTTTTTACATTAATTAATGGACCGCGTTTCCTACTACTATTAACAATTTCTTCATTTTCATTTTCAGGACTAGCACCAGTTACACCTGGTTTATAGTTTTTATTGTGTGCCATCCAGAAATCAGAGGCACCTATACGGAATTCAGGATGAGCAGATGCTTTATACCAGAAGACTTGGTCCTCTAATTTGTTACTCTTAGCATTGTTGTGAATTACTAGGCATTCATAGTTTTCAGTACAGGCATCCATAACTTGAGCAAATATATCATAACTTGGAAACATACCAGCATAGTGTTCATAGAGTCTTTTTCTATTAGACACAAAATTTTCTCTAAGAATAAAAACATAATCAATATTCGTTCTTAAATTAGGTGGAACACCTAGGGCATACTGCATAGTAATTATAAAAAGTATTTTCCAGTGACGACCATTCATAAAAAGACTACGAATATTAGTATCTCTAATCCATGAATTATCATAGAGACAATCATCCAATATAAGAAATGCCCTTGGATCCACCATCGATTTTCCATAATTATCGTTGTCTGCTTTTATTTTTTGAATTACCATTTTTTGTCGTTTTAAAGTATTTGCTACAATCTCTGGTGTATATTGGTCGTGTATGAAAAGACTTGGAACTATATCTCCATAAAAGGTGTTAGCAGCTTCAGTTCCACTAATTACTGTGCCTATAGGGACTTGTCTATGATGCCATAAAAGGTCCTTAACAAGAAAAGATTTACCTGTTTCACGTTTTCCTATAAACACACATACTTTGTCTGGTGTAATGCTTCTAATATCGAATTTTCTCAGATTTAAATTCATAAATTCCGGTATAATCTAAACAATAAAATTTTTATGTAAACTACACGAGTTTTTATTTAAAGATTAATACAAGACAATTCAATATCAATATAAATGAAACCTAGAGTAATTAAAATACCTGAAAAAGAAGTTAATACTCTTCAACAGAGTTTAGCTGAAACACTAGGATTAGAGAATTTTCAACTGTATTTTCCGGCACTTTCGCTTTGGTTTAATTATTATAATAATGATAGTTACAGACTTTTTACTCTTAATAGTGAATATTTACTCAATTCTATTAAAGAACCATTAGAGAATGAATTTCAGGATACTTATATTAAACATATGTTTGATGCCTCTATAATTCATAATAAAACTGGAGATAAATCACAAGCACCGGTATTTATTAAAATGAATCCTATTTTGGATGTAATTAGTTATTTGAAAAATGATTACAATGTAAATCATACCGAAACTCCTAATATATTTAACTTCGTCACAAATAATAAAATTAATAGCTATCATAACACAGCATATATTGATAACTTTTTTACATATATTGGAAGTAAATATGGTGAAAACGACTTATGTCCTACATTTCCTAAGTATTATGGAGGTTTTATTGGAGTAACTGATAAATATGAGTTTGATTTATCCGAGGAATATGATGATATAAAAGACTCGAATTGGTTTACTAAGAATTTAGACAAATTATACAAAATGCGTATTGTTGAGATTGAAACAGAACTAGATGAAAAAATTGTATTTGATGATTCACCTACTAATTTGAATGGGTCTAGTTCTAGTAATGAATTAGGAAACGAAGGAAACGAAGGAAACGAAGGAAACGAAGATTATGTAGAGAACCTTGACGATGTATTATCTGATGGAGAATGGCAAACAGAGAGTTCTAATTCTTGTGAAAATTCTGGCACAGAAAGCGAAACAAACTCAATTATTAGTCTTAATGGTAGTATTGATATAGATACTGAAATAAACAAAGTGTATTATTGCCAATTCAAAAGATATCCCGTTCAACTAGTTGCTATGGAAAAGATGGAATACACTCTTGAGAATTTAGTAGAAGACCTAGAATATTCTATATCAGAGGATGAGTGGTTCTCTATACTTTTCCAAGTATGTTTTGGATTAAGTGTTGCTTACAAGCGGAATAGATTCGTTCATAATGATCTCCATTGTAGTAATATTATGTTCACTAAAACAGACAAGGAATTCCTTTACTACAAATTTAAATCTAAGGTCTATAGAATTCCTACATATGGAAGAATAACTAAAATTATTGATTTTGGGAGAGCTACATTCGAGGTTGATGGAAATCTTTTCTTCAGTGATGTGTTCCGTAAAAATGGTGATGCTGAAGGACAATATTCATTTCCATATAATAACAAGTTACGAGACTGTAAAATTAAACCAAATCCTAGTTTTGATTTGTGTAGATTAACAAAAACTATTATAGATTATGTAGAACCAGATGGTGATGTGTATCGTCTTCTGGAATTATGGAGTAGAGATAAATACGGCAATAGTCTTCTAGAGCATGATGATGATTTTGATTTGTATAGAATAATAGCAAAGAATGTTAGAAGTGCGGTTCCAGTAAAACAATTGGAGAAGAAGGTATTCCAAAGATTTATTTCACCCGAGGAGGAAATACCTGATGGAGAAGTCTTATACAAATATTAATTAAAAATTGGGGTCACCAATATTGACATTGTTGAGGTCTATCTCAGATAATTCAGTAGGTCTTGACATTGACATCGGCATTTGTGGAACATTTGATGGTTGTGCTCTCATTTGTACCATAGGATGGTTTGGTGCTCTATATG